GGGGTCAGGAGTTTGCCAGGCGGAGGTACAAAGTTCGGCGCCGGTTCTCGACCTCCAACAGTCCCCATTTCTCCATACGACGTGCTAAGGTCGAGCATTGGGTAGAACCTATACCAAGCTCCCGGGCCAGTTTGGCAGAAGGGATACCAGGTTCTGCTTGAATCCTCTCCAGCATTCGTAACATAGTTTCCCGGGTCTCCGGGAAAGGAGGCCTCCCAGGGCCGTAGTTGGTTTTGGCTTCCAGAAGTTCTGCAAGACGTTCCCGTGTTTCGTTCATGGTACTCCCTCAGAGGGGCCCAGGGTAACCTGGGCCCGGGTTAGTGGTTTACAACAGCAGGTCGTCGTTGTCGTCCTCGGGGTCATCCGCGAAGGCCTCAGCGGCCGAACGGCGCCCGAACCTCCGCTCTCCGTTGCCCAGTTTTTGGACGGAGTTCAGGATGGCAGAGACCCCTCGGTTGCCCGCCTTGTCATACGCGAACAGATAGATGTCCATCCGGGCACGGCAGCCCGAGTAGAACTCGATGCTGTCCATCAAGGGCTCCGCATCACGGTCTACGACCTGGGGGCGTTCAGTCGACCGGGCAGTCAGGAAGACCTTGTCATGGAAGTCCGGGTCGTCCCGATCGTCGCCGGGCCGCAGAGGGTTACGAAGCTGGCCTTTCTCCAACATCTGGGCCGCTTTCGCGCCGAACCTAGCGGTTGCCACTTTGACGATGGCGTCCTTAAGCTTCTTCAGTTTGGGGTCATCTTTGTCCCAGAGGAGGGTCAGGGAGTACTGATCCTCCTTCCCCTCTTGCATGGCTTTTTGGGGGCGGAAAACATAGGCGAATGCGGCGGTGCCCGGGGGAGTTACGATTTGCATCTCAGTACCTCTCAGTGCTCTAAGGTTAGATGAACCGCAGGGTTGTCCCGGAGGACTCCTGCGTGACAAGTTCGGCAAGAAAGTCTTGGTAGATTTTCTTGCCTAGGGTCTTCTCCGCCTGGGCCGGACTCAGCGGAATACGCGGAGCCACGGTGTCCAGGTCGGCGAAGGCGGTTAGCCTCTCGAGGAGTTCCTCGGGGCTCAAATCAGTTGTCCATTTGCGGGTAGCTCTTTTAGGAACAAGTTCGACATGACGGAACTTCACCCCTGCTTCCAGGCGTTCGATCAGGCGGTCTTCGACGGCAGCGACCCAAGCCTTTATTAGGGGAAGTTCAGCCGCCAGGGCGTCCAGTTGTTCGTCAGTGAGTTGTTTCATATTCAGTCCTCAATCGGGTTCTCTCGGAAGAGCCTCAAAGAATGCTCAGCGAGGGCCGGGCATACTGGCGCTGCCAGGCAGTAGTTTCTACAGTGAGGACCTACGACTGCCGGCCCTCCGTTGTAGTTGCCGTGGATAGCCGCCTTCAGCTGCTGTTCGAACTCGGCGACCCTTTTCTTACTGACGCGCCAGACCCGGATGGGGCCTTTGGCATGTCGTGCCCGCGGTTGGAGGATGGCTACCCGGTAGGACTCACGGGGGCCAAAGCGGTGGATAGCCCCGACGAGGTAAGTGAGTAGCTGTGTGTTCTCTTCCACTTCTACTGGCATTACCCCATATTTCAGGTCAGCGATCAGGAGCTCCTTCTCGGAGACCACGATCACATCGGCCGTCCCTGTCAATCCTACATAGCCGAATTTCTCGCCGAAGTCGATCCGGAGCTCCGTATACAGTTCTCCGTCGACTTCCTCCACCTGGTCTTCAACCCATTCAGTGCAGGACAAAAGGGCGTCCTGCATCTCGTTGTTGTCCAGGGCGTCCAAGGATTGGATGCCATTTAGGTGTTCCTCGAAGTAGCGGTGGGCAAGAGTCCCTTCTTCCACGGCAGGCGAACTTTTAGGCTTTAGCCCCCGGGTCAGCCGGAACCAGGCATGGCAGTTCAGCCACTTATCCGACGCGGAAGGCGGGAGGTCGCTGTGTGCCAGGGTCTCGAGTTCAGTCATTGATCAGTTCCTTTAGCTCCGCATAGATGGTCGGGTAGTCCTCGGGGGCAGCCGAAGAAAGATTCTTCAGGCCATGTGCTTTAAGGATCTTGGCCAGTGCCGGGGCGCCGTGGAGTTTTATCACCTGCCGCCCAGCCTCCTGGAGGTCCTTGAGTTCAATGACCTCGGGGTCCTTCTCTGCCGGAGGTTCCTCGTCCCATACCTTTTTAGGTTCGGCCATCTTCTTAGGTTCCTCTTCCCAGGGGGCCTCTTCGGTCTCCGGGACCTGAAAGCCTTTGGGTTCTTCCTCTACTAAGGCCTCGGCTAGAAGAGCGAAACCCTCAGCGAAGGCCTGGAAGGCCTTGGACAATCTCGAATGGTTCATGGTTTGTTCCTTGTAGGGTTATGGGTTTGCAGGGGTTATTCTATCGAAAATCTGGCCGGGTCGGTTTATGACAGCAAATTTCTTTTCGGGGAGGTGCTAGGGGTCTAGCCCCTAGCACCTCCCCCACATGGACAAAGGGGGTTTACGTCAACGGTAATTCTATATATATAATACACCAAGATACTTCAACAAGCCATCCGCCCTACAGGAGGTCGACATGACTAACTCAGCCATCACCGCTCGCCAGGCCCGCGCTATCCTCTTCTCCCTTTCCTCGGAGGCAGTCGATGACCTCCGCCGGGAGCTCTTCGAGATTGCAGATCAGGACGCCCCACTTTCCCCGGACCAGCTGGAGCGCTTCCTGGACGTCGCGGGTTACTCCTCTCTGGACAACCTGGAACAACCTCAAGTCGAAGAATCTCAGGACGCCCCCGTCTGTCCTTTCTGTGGGGCCGAGGCCAGCGACCTGGAGCCCGCAGGTCCCAAAGGAACCTTCCTGGGCGATTCTGTCCTCTTGTGCCACGGGTGCAAAAAGGCGCATAATATTTTTTCTGGGGCGGAAGTCGATCTGCCCAAAGGCCGTAAATCCCGCAAGGCCCCCATAAATCCGCAATATAAGATCAATAAAAAGGTCGCGGCCGTCGAGGCTGCCGGAGGAACCTTGACCTATGATAAGCCCACTCGCCTTTGGGCCCTGCAGCTCCCGCATCACAAAGCTCCGGTGCTCATGACTTCTCAGGAGTTCAGCCAGGTGGATCACAAAACCATCCTGGAGATCGACTAACCCCGACGCCCCGAAAGGAGCCTAACCTTTTGACTTTTTGGGGGTTACCATGACTGCTACCCTTCCTCTCGATCTTGGCCCAACTGACGTCCTGGACCGTAGCCGTTCCGACATCATCGCCCGCGGTCACGAGATTATCGCGAGCCTGCCGGACGCCCCTAGCCCTTCTGTCTCTGACAAGTACATGTTCATCGACACCAAGCAAGTCGTTCAGGACATGATGGACCTTGGGTTTGAGGTCGCGGACGTCCGTCGCCCCGCCTTTCGCACTAAGGCCGCGGCCTTTGGTGTCCACGAAGTGGACTTCCGGCGGCCTGAAGACATTGGTCGCAAGGACGGCGAAGCCCCGCGTCTCGTCTTCATCAATTCATACGACGGCTCCCGTAGAGCTCAAATACTTTTCGGGGTTTTCCGCTTCGTTTGCTCCAACGGGTTGGTGGTCGGGGACGTATTCCAGCAACATAAGTTCCTGCATCTGGGCGACTATGCGTCCCAGCTCCTGGAGCAGATCAAGGAATCGGCCGCCCTCTCTCATCAGATCTTTGAGCGTATCGAGGTCTATCGCCAGACCTTCCTGGACCGGGCACAGTATCTGGAGATGGCGAAAAGGGCGTTGGCCTTACGCTATCCCGAGGGCGAACTAGTCTTGGACCCCGAGCTCGTCATAAGCCCCAGAAGGTCGTCCGACCGGGGTCAGGACCTGTACACCGTCTGGAACGTCATGCAAGAGAACCTTCTGAAAGGTGGCTTGCCCGGGCGTCAGCGGAACGGCCGAACCCGGACCTCGAGCGCCCTGTCGAACATCGAGCGCTCCAACAAACTGAACCGGGAACTCTGGAATCTCCTTGAGGAATACGCAGCTCTTGCCTAGGTTACTATTGATTTCCCTAACCTTAGAAGGGCCGGGGAACCCTCGGCCCCGCTTTCCGCGAGGTAGAAGAATATGTCGCAATCCTCCCTTACCTCCTCTGGAACTGCGCTCCCTTCCCTTGCGCATTTGGAGGAAGTCCTGCCAGACGAATTACTCCGGCAGAAGAGGTTTCTCGTCTGGAGAGAAGAACCTCACCCCAAGAACCCTGAGAAAAAGGTCAAAGTCCCCTATTACTCTTCAGGAAAGCGCCGTAGAGGCCCCCTAGGTTCCGACCGGGACCTATCCCAGTTAACCTCATTGCCTGAGGCCTTAGAGGCAGCTACTACGCTTAAGATGTCGGGGATAGGTTTCGCCCTGGTAGGGGAAGGCATTGGGGCATTCGACCTGGATAACTGCCTGGACGAGGGCGGGCACCTCATAGAATCCCACGCCGGAGCCGACCTTGTGATGGAGGCGGAAGCGTCGGGGGCGTACATAGAAGTCAGCCCATCAGGCCGAGGACTCCGCATCATTGGGGCCAGTTCCATCACCGAAGCCTATTCCCGGGACGGTCTGGAGTACTGGGGCACAGGACGCTTTATCACCCTCACAGGAAATGTTTGGGCCAATCCCAAGGGGCTCGTCTCTCTTGAGGAGTTTAGGTCCCGGATACGACCCCCGAGGCCTGTATCCGAGCATTCCTTGGAGGCGGACGAGCCTCCGATCATTACCCCTCGCCTGCTTTCGGATCTCAAGAGTGCTTTGGCCTCCATCAACGCGGACGAGCGGGAGCTATGGGTCCGCATGGGGCTGGCATTGAAAGGCCTTGGAGATAAGGGGTTCCAGCTCTGGGACGAATGGTCAAGGACTAGCCACAAGTACGACCATCAGGATTCGTTAAGGGTCTGGGACTCCTTGAAGCCTACAGTGATTGGGTACAAGTCCGTCTTTAAGGAGGCCCAGGAAAATTGGGGTTGGGAAAACCCCGAGGCCCGAAAGACCCGTGGCAACGAGGGGAGCGACGGCGACCCCAAAGGTCCTATTCCTAGCCCACCTAAAGGCCCTGAGCGTGTTCCCTTAGGGGACATGGTGCTCTACCCCACAGAATTTGTGCTGGACGGGTTTCTTCCGACAGGAGTCACCGTCATTGCAGGAGCTTGGGGCGCCGGGAAATCGACTAACCTAATTCCTCTCTTCGCATCTGTTGCTCATCTCACCCCCGAGGATTGGGGTTTCTGGCCGCAGCTCCGCCGAAAGATCATCTGGGTTACTGAGGCCCCAAACCAAGCCAGGGACACACTCTATTCGATAGCCAAGACCGAAGGCTCGGCGTCCTGGCAGGACTTCAGGGAATGGTTCCACCTCTACCAAGCGAAACGACTACCTCCCAGGACCATGGTCAAGTTCCTAAGGCAGCGGGTGGCAGAACTCACGTACGAACTTCCAAACGGTTTCAAGGTTGCCCCCGCCCTGGTGCTTGACACCACGTCGGCGAACCTGGACTTGGAGAACGAGTCGGACAACTCGGAAGTGGGGGCGGCGATGGCGGAACTCAAGCAGGGACTCCCCGGAGTTCCTCTCACACTAATCGGGCACACCCCGAAGGCCTTGGCCAAGAGCGATGTCTCGGACATCACCTTCCGAGGAGCCGGGGCGTGGGAGGCGGATGCCGTGGCTACCTATTTCCTGGTACACGACCAGGACACCGACATCCGGTTCCTCGCCATTCGGAAATGCAGGTTTACCCCGAGTTATTATGAAATCCAGTTTGGCCACTCTGCAGGGAGCGAAATCATCGACACTCCCTGGGGAGAACCTCAGTCTAAGTCGTACCTTCACGGCATCCCTGTTCGGAGTACAAGGGAACAACGAAGGGCAGCACAAGAGGCCATCAGGGAGGAAAGGAGAGAGCAGCAAAGGGAGCGGGCACTGTCGGATCGGCAGACCAGGATCATGGCGATGGTTTCAGAGGCCGCGGCCGCCGGGGAAATGCTTACCAAAGCAGCCATCCGGAAGGCTCTGGGCGGGAAAACCGAATTGGCCGTCGCAGCTCTGGACCGGCTGCTAGAATCTGGCAGGATCAAACTAGTTGAGGTACCTGAAGGGGTCTGGACCCAAGACGGGAGACCGCCTGAGGGGATAATTCTCCCCGCAGAAGTCGACCCTGAGCTTTTCTTCGGTTTGGGAACATAAGGGCTGGAAAAGATCCTTCCAGAGGGAGGGAATGGAGCCCAGGTTTTCATTCCTTAGGGCCCAAACTAATGTTCCCACCCTATAGGGAACACGCGTGGGAACGGAAGGGAAAGGGGGCCTACGACCCCCTTTCCCCTCTCCTTTCCCTTAAGTTCCCCGGGAATTTGGGAACATGTGGGAACGGATAGGGAACATAAGGGATCGGAGGAACGGTAAGGCTGGAACAACGGAACCAGAGACCCCGCCCCTAAAACCCTGCGGGGCTAAAAAGTCCAGGGATTTGGCCCCCGGAAACCAACAATTGAAAGTGCGGGGTTTTTGACCCCGGAGTCCAGGGCTCAAAAACTTGGCCCCAGGTTTACTTTTTCCTCGACCTGGGATTTAATATAAGAGACCCTGTAGGGAGGGTTGCTGGGGGCTCGATAGGTCCTCCTTCTCCCTCCGGGACAAAGGGCCGGGAAGAACTCAACGTCCCGGAGGGAGCCTCTTTTAGGCCCTGGGTTTAGGAGCAGGGGGGTGAGCGCGAACGAGGCTGGAAAGCCCGGAAAAAATAAAGGTGGGAGACCGCCTATTGTGCTGACCGAAGAGCAGGTGGCGCAGGTTGAGGCGCTTGGCGCGGTTCTGTCCCTCGAACAGATCGCGGACTATTTCGGCATCGGGCGGAACACTCTCACCGACATCATGAAGCGACAGCCGGAGGTAGCCGAGCGCTACAAAAAAGGCAAGTCTAGAGCTATAGCGTCTGTCGCAACCGGCCTTTTGCAGAGAGCGCAAGCGGGGGACACCGCAAGTGCGATTTTCTATCTGAAGACCCAGGCCCGGTGGCGCGAAACCCAAGCGATAGAACACACCTCGCCCGACGGGAGCATGAGTCCGACCCGAATTGAAATCGTGGCTCCTTCACTGAAGAATGACGACGCTAAAGGTTGAGCTGCCGCCCAAGCTAATCCCCATACTTTCCCCGCCTCTTGGGACATTCCGCTACCGCGTTCTGAGAGGCGGGCGTGGCTCTGGCAAGTCGTTCTCTGTGGCGAAAATGAGCGCCATATGGGGAGCCGTTCAGCCACTACGGATTCTCTGCACCAGGGAGTTCCAGAACTCCATCAAGCAGTCCTTTTATACGGAAGTGGCAAATGCTATAAAGTCGGAGCCGTGGCTTGAGTCGGTGTATGACGTAGGTAAAGACTACATTCGCCACAAGTGGAACGGCACCGAGTACTTGTTTGCCGGACTGCGCCACAACATCGACAGCATCAAATCGATGGCGCAGATCAACCTGTGTATTGTGGAGGAAGCCGAGACCGTCCCCCATGCTAGCTGGCGCGACCTGATTCCCACCATCCGTGCGCCGAACTCTGAAATCATCATCATCTACAATCCTAAGCGGCGGGACAGCTGGGTGGCGCAGCAGTTCGATGGCGATACACTGCCGCCTCGCACCGCCTTGGTGACGATAAACGCAGATGATAACCCGTGGTTCCCGGCAGTACTGGAGGAACAGCGCAAGTACGACCGGGAGAACATGGACCCGGCGCTGTACCGCCACATCTGGGAAGGCGCGTATTACGAGCAGTCAGACGCCCAAGTGTTTAAGGGCAAATACCGCGTGGCGGAGTTCGAAGCACAGACGGGGTGGAATGGACCATACTACGGAGTCGACTGGGGCTTCTCGCAAGACCCGACGGCTGGATTACGCGCATGGGTGCATGACAACGTGCTGTATATTGACCATGAGTTTGCGCAGGTCGGCCTGGAGTTAGACGCCACCGCCCCGGCTTTGATTGCGGCGCTCCCGGGGATAGAGAAGCACGTGGTCCGTGCCGATAGTGCGCGGCCTGAGACGATCAGCTACGTTAAGCGCAACGGCATACCCAGGATTGAGCCAGCGAAGAAAGGCGCTGGTAGCGTGGAGGATGGAATTCAGTTCATCCGTTCATTCCGAGAGATCATCATTCATCCGCGGTGCAAGCAAACCATCAACGAATTTGATCTGTACAGCTACAAGGTTGATAGGTTGTCGGGTGACGTGCTTAGCGATATTATTGACGCTAATAACCATCTGATTGACAGTTTGCGGTACGCGTTGGAGCCTTTGATGCGCAGGAGCTCCTACAGCTGGAGCGGTTTCGCATGACCGACAAGCCCCACATGATCAGCGACGGTCTTCAGAACGTCGTCGCGAACCTTGGCACTAGCCGCGACAAGGCGTCTCACACCGTCTACGTTGCGGACCATCTTACGTCCGAGCAACTGGTGACCATGTACCGCACCAGCTGGCTTGCTGCCGCCATCTGCGATTATCCCGCTGAAGACGCCACACGGAAGTGGCGCAATTGGCGTGCCGAGGCTGACCAGATCACCAAGATCGAGGCCGAGGAAAAGCGTCTGGGTCTGCAACACAAGGTCCAGGAGGCTTTGATTGCCGCCCGCATCCTGGGCGGGTCCGCCCTGTACATCAGCGCCGAGAATCAGGATCCCTCTCAACCTCTAAAGCCGGGGGACCGGATTAACTCCCTGGTTCTCTTGGGCAAGGACGAGCTTACTCCTGGGGAGATCGTTCGCGACATTCAGAGCCCGTACTACGGCAAGCCAGAGTTCTACGAGATCAACTCGAACGGCTCCCGTGTCCGGGTGCATGCTAGCCGATTTGCCATTTTCACCGGGCGCAAGGTTCCGGGGGCCAGCGTTTACGCCAGCAGTGGTGTATGGGGTGACTCCGCGCTGCAAAGCACCTTGAGCGCGATTAAAAGCGCAGATACTACCGTTGCTAACATCGCGTCCCTGATCTTCGAGGCCAATGTGGACGTAATGAAGGTGCAGGGGTTTGCGGATCTGTTGGCCCAGCACCAGGATGAACTGATCCTGCGTCGTGCCCGCCTGCAGGCCGCGATGAAGGGCATCAACGGCATGCTCATGATCGACGCTCAGGACGACTACGAGAAAAAGTCCGCCGTGTTCTCCGGACTCGAAGCCTTGATGGCCCGATTCTTCGAGTGGGTAGCGGGTGCTGCTCGTATCCCGGTCACCCGGTTGTTCGGTCGGGCCGCCGCTGCGCTGTCCGGTTCCGGCGATGGCGACGAGCGGGTCTACTATGACCGCATTGCCGACATTCAGTCGCAGGACATTGAGCCAGCCATTGCCCTGCTGGACGAGTGTATCATCACCCAGGCACTGGGCAGCCGCCCCCCTGAGATTTATTACGAATGGGCTCCGCTGCGCCAGCGTACCGAGGTCGAGTCCGCCGAGATGTTCAGCAAGTACGCCACCGCCGCCCGCGCCTTGGCAGGCGCAAACGCTGGCGAGGTCATTCCGGTTGATGCGCTCAGTGACGCTATGGTAAACGCCCTGACAGAGATCGGTGTGTTGCCGGGTCTTGAGGCGGCAGTTGATAGGTATGGCTCTCTCGCCGAGCAAAACGGATTCGTAGGGGATGAGGATGAGGTTTAATGACCGCGTAAGTGTCGGAGAGGTAAAGCAGACCAAAGAGGGCTATTTGGTTGCCACTGCCAGGGTTGCTCGCACTGGCATACAGGAATACTATGCCGCCGAGCTAGGGGACGTCGCTGTGCAGGCGGGGTTCAAGCCGGACGACATTGTCCGCGTTTACCGCTCCCCCGACCAGGTATTCTCACGGGACACGCTCAACAGCCTCACTCGCGTTCCGGTCACCATTGGCCATCCCCCGGAAAATGTGAACGCCGATAACTGGTCGCAGTATGCCGTGGGCGAGGTGGGGGATACGGTCGCAAGGGATGGCGAGTGGATCGTGGTTAACCCCATGATCAAGGATGCCAAGGCGATAGAAGCGGCCAAAACGACGCATAAAGAAATTAGCATGGGTTATAATGCCAACATCGTGAAGGCGCGTGATGGCATTGATGCAGACTTTGAGATGACCGACATCCGCATGAATCACCTGGCCTTGGTGCCTCGCGGTCGAGCAGGCAGTCAAGCAAGAATCGGTGATTCTTGGGGCGCTGCCCCGATCAGCGATACTCAACTGGGCGACACGCCCAACAACCGTCCGAAGGAGGGCTCCATGACCACAAAAACGGTAGTTCT